CATCATTATACCACTGGAAGAACACCACGTTTAATTCCACGCCAGCTATGATTCTTGGCTCGGCATTTCATGCGATGATGCTAGAACCAGAGAAGAACCTTGTGCATGATTCAGGTTTATCACGTCGTGGCAGCAAAGCTTGGAAGGAACAGGAAGAGTTCTTAACTGAAGACGAAATACTACTTCCAAGTGGTGAATTTGAGCAGTGCAAGAAAATGGTTGATGGTTGCCTGCAAAATAAAATGGCAAAAAATTTATTGACCAACAAAGACATGCTTGCTGAATACAGCTTCATCGCTGAATGTCCCGAAACGGGGCTTGAGCTTAAATGCCGCCCAGATGGATTGTTAAAAGAGGCAGGCATTGTGATTGACCTGAAGTCTTGTTTGGATGCATCGCAGCGTGGCTTTGATAAGTCGGTGCGTAATTATAGATATGATTTGCAGGCGTGCTTTTATCGATATGTATTAAAGTTATGCGGTTATGAAACTACAAATTTTATTTTTATCGCAACTGAGAAGAACAGCTATGCCACAGCTTGCTATGAATTATCAGATAAATATAACAAGTATGCCGAAGATGAGATGTTTAAAACATTGCGTAAAATTAAAGTGGCACAAGATACAAACACGTTTGATACTGGGTGGCCTGAACTTGAAACATTACATTTGCCAGCTTATCTCGATGAGAACCACGGCTTATAAGAAATCCCAGTGCAGGGGTGCTGCACACATTTAAAGGAGTTGTAAAATGCAACACATAATAAGCGGCGTGAAAGCGCTATACCCAAGACTAAATGCTACTTACAGGTTTGATCAGGAAGAATATAAGAGCCAGAAATGCTCGCCTGATGCCGAGGGTGCAGCCTACGAAATGTCATTTAATTTGACAGGTGAGCAATGTAAGGAGCTGAACGCCATTTGTATGCAGGCATACAAAAATGCGGCGGCAATGGATGCTAACAGCAAACGCAAGTGGCCTGAACAGCCACTAAGCTTGCCTTACAAGCGAGATGACGCGAAGCAAGGCGATTGGATTGGAAAGGCTAAGTTAAAAGGCGCATATTCAGGCGAAGTTACGAATCCGCCACGCCAAGTAGATGCATCTCGAAAGAAGCTGCCAGAAGGATTTGAGCTTACTTCTGGTTCGACTGTGAATATCGCATGTACTGTAGTGCCATATAACACGGGAACGCTCAATGGAGTCTCATTAAGATTACGTGCAGTGCAGGTGTTAGAGTTAGCTGAGAAGCAAGAGGCAGATGACCCGTTCACTGAAGTGTCTGGCGGATACTCTGGCGGCGCTTCACCTGTTAATGGTGTTGAGCATGACCCATTTGGATTGCCACCAGCTACGCCAACAGCGTCAAATGATTTGGAAGATGACATTCCATTTTAAATAAACATGCCGTTAGACAGAACTTAACGAGGTTTTGTCTAACGGACACGACAGGACATTTGTGAGACATGTCCACCATGTCCGAGACAGGACAAGACAAAAGTAGGACATGTCCACCATGTCCGATAAATTGAGGAAGGAATAAAATGCAAAATACGAAATTTCCAAATGCAAGCTGGGATAGATACTCAGATAAAATTATAAGCGCACTATCATTGAAAAAGACGGCTATAGGTGAATATCATGGTGCTTGCCCGGTATGTCAGGGTGAAGATAGGTTTTGGATAAAGGAAACTGCTGAAAGTGAAGTCATGGTTAGTTGCCGTAAATGCTCAGATTTTGCTGGCATAAAAGATGCGCTGCGTAAGCAGAGGTTATGGCCTGACGAGAATGAGAAGCCTTTGACAAAAGAATATAACATAAGTTGGCCTGAACCAGAGGCAGAAGCCACGCATCCATACTTGGTTAAGAAAAAGATTGGGCTTGGCAATGCATCTATAAAGGGTGACATATTGGTTATCCCTGTCATTAACGCAAAAGGTAAGCGTGTAGGCACGCAGAACATTAATCCGACAGGCGCAAAGAAATTTTCCACTGGCATGCCTGTTGTTGGTAATTTTAGCGTGATTGGTGGTAAATTAGACGATCTGGTTTACATATGTGAAGGATGGGCAACTGCAATGTCGTGCCACATGGCGACGGGTAGGCCAGCAGTATTCGCATTATCTGCGGGCAATATGACTGCTGTGATAGGTGAGCTGCTAGAGGCACGCCCTAATCTGCGTTTAGTTATTGCGGGTGATAATGACGAGGCGGGCTTGAAGGCGATTGAAAAATGCGTGGCTGATCATGGCGTTCAATCAATTGTGCCTGAGATTGGCGGCTGGGACTTCTCTGATATGTGGATTAATCAGGGCAAAGAGGCGACTGCCAAGGCATTAGAAGTGAAAAGCTTGTTAGATCAGGTGTTCTTTCCGGGTGACGCAGTACCACAGCTAGACAGAAGTTATCTTGTTAAGGGTTGGTTTGGCGCTGGGCAGCTATCAATGGTATATGGGCCAAGCAACGTGGGTAAGTCATTCTTTGTGCAAGATGTGGCTTGGCATGTATCTGCTGGGCAAGATTGGCATGGCAACAAGGTGAAGGGCGGTGTGGTGCTGTTTTTAGCTCTTGAGGGAGGTATGACAACGCATAATAGGATTGTGGCCTTACGCCAGCAATATCCAGAGCATGAGGCTAAATTAGCTATGCGTGCATTGCCAGTAAATTTACTTGAGGAAAACGCTGACGTGCAGCTTATCATTGATTTGTGCGAAGAGGTGAAGCGTGCGCATGGCGATATTGCAATGATTATCGTTGATACGCTGTCGAGATCAATGCCGGGCGGCGATGAGAACTCGCCTGCATCTTCAACGGCTGTTATATCTGCGTGTGATAAGATACGCGGCGAGACTGACGCTCATTTGTTGCTTGTGCATCATTCTGGCAAGAACTTAGACGCAAAGGCTCGCGGGCATAGTTCACTGAGAGCTGCTGTAGAGACTGAGATAGAGCTATCATATGACGAGGCGACAGGCTTGCGCACTGCGCTATCCACCAAGCAGAGAGACTTAGAGGGTGGTCGTAAGTTTCACTTTAAGTTGAATGTTATCGAGCTTGGGCATGACGCCGACGGCGATCCAGTGACAACGTGCGTGATTGTGCCGGCAAGTAGCGATGATGTTGAGAAGGCCAACAAGAAAGCTATTAAGGGTAAGAATCAGATATTATTTAAGACATGCTTCCAGCAGCTAAGAGGCGAGGGCATAGGAATGTCAAACCCTGCTGGCGTGGGTTGGCCTGAACCCAGCACGTTCTGGGTGATTAAAGAGGAGGATATTAAGAAGCATTTCATGGGCAAAGTATCTGGCGTCGCTAACCCATCACAAACCTACAAGCAGTCAATTGCAGGCCTCACAAGTGCCGGTCATATTGTGCAAAATGAGGGCTATATATGGTTTTGCGATGATTTCGGGAAAGTGAGCTAAAATGCAACCTACTAATCACCTACTAATTAGCATTAGTAACAACAATATCAATGACTTAGCCAACCAACTACTAATTGCAATTAGTATATCGTAACCAATCTACTACTAATACTATATACCTTTAGGTATAGTATATTAGTATGTAGTTAAGCGAATAGTATGAGATAGGTAAAATCGGGGTTAAAAATTATGGAGCAAGAGATGAAGAAAAAGATAAACATTAGAACGGCTGGCGGCAAGACCGAGGCAAGCGAGGGCGAAGTGGATCAAGCGAAGGTTGGACGGGGTAAGTCGAGGTCTGAGGTATTGGACACGGCTGATCTTTTGATTAACGGGGATAGGGCGAGGCAGTATGGAAGTGCTGCGGAAAACTTCACGACAATTGCTCGCATGTGGAGCGCGTATCTTGGCAGGGATGTAGCTGCATCTGACGTGGCGAACATGATGGCGTTGCTGAAGATTGCGAGGCTGCGCAATGGTGTGCATGAGGATAGCAGCATTGATGGGTGCGGCTATCTTGCGCTGGCTCACGAGTTAGCAAATGAGGTTGGATAGGCTTGAACAACAGCCCTTCATGGGGCATAATATAGTTAGCGGGTTCTCCTCCTCCCGACGCATTGTTTTGCATTTCAATGCGACGCCCGCTTAACTAGGGCGTGCGGTTGCCTTTCCTCACTGCACGCCCACATAACACGGAGCAAGACATTGTCTGAGTTCATCATCAACTTAACATTAGATTTACATTGTGCTGACAGTGATGATGCAGACCATGAGCTTAACGAGCTGTGCGATTACATAACTGATCGGCTTACCATTGTGCCAGCGCAGACTGTACTACAATCATTAGCAGAAGCGCTCATAGAGCTGCACGAGCAAGTGCTAGAGGAAGCCGGGAAGACAGTGCATTGACTTACTGGTGGCATAACATAGTTGGCATTGCTTATAGATTACGTGCGATACAACACATTGGCACGCCGTTGCAGGGGCGCGTCCGCGTAAACAAAAGCAAATCTTTAGTCAATACTTTCGGATAAACTGAAAGTTAACATAATATACATTATCGGACATACATAGGTAAATCCACAGTATATCTAATGATTACAATGGGTTAGCCTAATATCAGTCAATATACAGCCAATATGAGCTATGCGTTGTTCCATTTAGGCGAAACTACACATCTGGCGCAGCGAGGAAGCCCCCCCCGTCAACGGATTTTACGGGGGTAGTGTGTGTGTATAATCTCACGCACACAATTGCCTATATTGCTTATCAAAAAAAAATAATTTAAAGTGTAATGGTGCATTACTCAGACTGCAAAAAGTAATGCACCTACACGGCAACAATTACGAAAGGATAGCCGCGATGAAAAAAGAATTACCAACTGTAGAGTATTTACGCAAGACAATACGTTATGATGCAACGACGGGCAAAATGTATTGGCTCAAGAGAACCAAGGAGCATTACCCGCCTAAAACAGCAAACATTGAAAGATCAATTGAATATTGGAATAATAACTATGCTGGCAAAGAAACTGCAACCTACAAGGACGGCAGAGGTTATTTTAAATGCAGGGTCAACAAGATAGCTTACGGCGCTCACAGAGTTGCTTGGGCATTATACCACGGCAAATGGCCTGATAAGCAAATTGATCATATTAATGGGAATCCATTGGATAACCGCATAAAAAATATGAGAGTTGTTAGTGTGTCTGAAAATGGTAAAAATAAAAAACGCCCTAGCACTAATACTAGCGGAATTATTGGTGTATATTGGAATAAAGCATCATCAAAATGGGTAGCACAAATAGGCGTTAATCGAAAAACAATTTTTCTTGGAAGTTATGACAATATTACAGACGCAGCAAACGCACGTCAAACTGCCGAAAAAAAATATAATTTTCACCCTAATCACGGGAGATAGGAGAACACCAATGGCAGGCAAAGCGTTACGCAGAAGAATACTTGCTGATGTACTAAGCAAAGGCGGTGCTGAATACTTGTTTGAGCAGATCGCCTCTGGCAATACCCTCACAGCCCTTGCAAAAGAATATGATTGCTCCCGGCAGTATCTCAGCACATCCCTCAAGACTATCCCTGAGTATGGCAACGCCCTAGCCAAAGCCCGCCAAGAGGCAGCGGATGCACTCGTAGAGCAAGGCCTAACAATGGTAGATGACTTGGATGGTGGCTCAACAAGCAGTGAAATAGCCGCCACACGCGAAAAGGTGCAGTGGCGTAAATTCATGGCAGGCTCGTACAACCAAGAGCGATACGGCAATAGACCCCAGACAAACGTGACAATCTCTGTGGGTGACATGCATTTAGACGCGCTGCGCAAAGTCAATTCCGATTTGGCGGCAATAGACCGCGAAGATCGTGAGCGTGAGGCGAAGACGATTGACGCAGATTACGAGGATGTATCCGATGAGTGACAATCCATTACAAGAGTTTGTCCTACGCTACCGGGACGATCCAGTGCTATTCGTCAAAGAGGTGCTAGGCGCTACACCATACGATTATCAGGAAGAGTTCCTGAATGCCATAGCATCTGGCGAGCGTAAAATGTCCGTCAGGTCTGGGCATGGTACAGGGAAGTCAACGTCAGCGTCTTGGGCTATGCTCTGGTTTCTCCTACTGCGTTTCCCAAATAAGGTCGTCGTCACAGCCCCCACGTCGAGCCAATTGTTTGACGCATTGTTTGCCGAGCTAAAACGCTGGATTAACGAGCTGCCACCCCACCTACAGCAATTGCTAACCACCAAATCAGACCGCGTCGAGCTAACGTCGGCAGCGTCCGAGGCTTTCATATCAGCTAGAACGTCACGCGCAGAAACGCCAGAGGCACTAGCAGGCGTTCACTCTGAGAATGTTTTATTGGTGGTAGATGAGGCGTCTGGTGTGCCTGAGAAAGTCTTCGAAGCTGCGGCTGGCTCTATGTCAGGCCACAGCGCAACCACGCTACTCTTGTCTAACCCCACACGTTCATCAGGCACGTTTTACGAGAGCCAAACACGCATGGCAAAGAGCTGGTGGACGCGCAGATGGTCGTGCGTCGATAGCCCGCTTGTATCGACAGAGTTTGTCGAGGAGATGCGTGAGAGATACGGCGAAGAATCAAATGCATTCCGCATACGTGTGCTTGGCGAGTTCCCACTAGCCGACGACGATACGATCATTCCGTTTCACCTTGCCGAAAGCGCAATACATCGTGACATTGAAATTACGCCTGACATTAGGCCAATATGGGGCTTGGACGTCGCAAGGTTTGGCACAGATAAGACTGCGCTATGCAAAAGATATGGCAATGTCGTGACGGATATTGAGGCGTGGCAGGGATTAGACTTAATGCAGACTGTGGGTCGTGTCATGGCTGAATATGAAAATTTATCGCCAAGCCTGCGCCCAAACGAAATACTTGTGGATAGTATCGGTGTTGGTGGCGGTGTAGTTGATCGGCTGCGTGAGTTAGGCGCTCCAGTGCGTGGGATTAATGTTGGCGAAGCGCCTGCTATGGGCAAGACTTACATGAACCTGCGCAGCGAGTTGTGGTTTAAGACAAAAGCGTGGCTGGAAGATAGATCCTGCAAACTGCCAAAAAATGATCAGCTCTTAGCCGAGCTAACTGGCATACGATACGCATTTACCAGCGCAGGCAAGATGAAAGCTGAGAGTAAGGACGCGATGCGCAAGCGTGGGTTAAAATCGCCTGACTTGGCTGATGCATTGTGTTTGACTATGGCATCAGACGCAGCCACAGCATTGTCTGGCGCAAGCATGAGCTGGAATAGGTCTATCAAGCGCAATCTTAAAGGCATTGCATGAATAAAAAAAAATTCGACAATTTGTCACCTAAGATGAAAAATTTAATGATGAACAAGTGGATTAAAAATTATATGAGCCGAGGCCTATCGTTGGAAGATGCACAATTTGCTGCTCGGTGGCGTGCTGGGACGTGGAAGCTATCAGATAGAATGCGTGTTGTACTAGCTAATATGGAAAAATTGTGATAGTTTGTAAAAAATACAACGCATAGGCTATAATTATGGCACAAAATAAATTTTTAAGCTTTCTTAACTCGCTAGACAAAGGCGCAAGTGACAGGAATAGCATTACTGAGTTTCTAGCCAACGTCTTAACACCGGGCGACGAAATGGAATACGTTAATGGTCAACTTATGACAACTGGCGGTCAACCTGTAGAAAACATTGGCGATAAAACATATTACGGCACGCTAGGCCAAGCTAACTTTGCTGGCAATGATCCAGTTAAAGATGGTTTACTATCTAAGATGACTGAAGCACCTGATAAAGCAGCTAAAAAATTTGGATTGCTAAATAAAGATGTGCAAGCGCCAAACAATGATGATTACAGCTTACTATACGGGGTAAAGCCACTCGGCCCTATTACACAAACTACGTTGCCTGACATAACTGACGAGCAAGAGTTTTTTAACTTTGTAGAGAAATACAAGGATGATCCATTGTTTAAGGAGTACATGGGTGACATGGAAATGATGCGCAAAGTCTTTGATTTATCTAAGCAGCAGGAATAAACTAATGCCAATTACAACATATGCAGAATTAAAGACAAATATTGCAGATTTTCTTAACCGAGATGACCTAACATCTGTGTCGTCTACGTTTGTCTCACTCGCAGAAGCAGATTTAAACAGGCAAATCCGTCATTGGCGGCAAGAAAAGCGCAGCACAGCCGAGATTGACACGCAATATAGCGCAATACCCGCAGATATGCTCGAAGTTATACGATTTTACATCACAAGCGGAGATACACGCCCACTTGAGTTAATTTCGCAAGCAGAAATGCTTGATCGTAAGTTTAGAAACCTAAACACAAGCGGGCAACCAGCATATTACGCGGTTACAG